CTCGGCACTCTTTTTCATCTCACCCACGAGCGCGGCTTCTGATGCCACGCGTGTCAACAGTTTAGTCACCACAACACTTGCTGACCGAGACAGAGAATGTTTAGCCATCACGTCTTTGGGGTTGGAATGATCCGCGTTGTCCAAATCAACCCTAAATTGCTCGACTACGGACAAACAAATTTTGTGAACTACCTGCCAGCCCTTGCTGTAAAATGTCATCGCAAGATCAGACCGCTCAACAGGAGTTAAATCAAACTCGGGGTCTACGATATAGATATCCCTCCTCTCAGGTATCTAAAATCAAAGGTCTTTATGCCTTTAAGATTGTTACATCCACCCTTACCGTGACAGAGAGGTTGAAGATTACTCACAATGTTAAGTCCTCCCAACGCTATCGGCACTATGTGATCTGGAACTAACTGCCTACCAAGACTTTGAAGGGAACTTTCGGACTTACCACAACACAAACAAGCATTTCCAAACTCGGCTTTCAGGTCTGCCCATTGACCAACTGTATAAGTGCCGCCGTTGCCGCGCAACCTAGCCCTACGATTGTGCTGATTCCGGCAATGCTCTTCCGGATGGACTTGGTTGTACTTCAACGCTGCCGAACGATGTGATGATTTTCGATTCTCCGTTCCGCTGCGTTTTAAATCGTTGTGGCGATCCCGCAACTTAGCTGCGGCGTACTTCGCTACGTCTTGCTGGACGTTTTTACGATACGTACGTTGATAACCTGCCTGACACCGACAACATTTGCCGAATAACTTATCTGCTGCTTTCGGGTCTGCATAAAAATCATCTACAGACTTTTCAATCCCGCACTTCTTGCATACTTTTGTTTCCATAATTCTCCTTAGAAAAGAGTTGGGACGATGTTCTAAGCATCGTCCCGTTCGTGAGTAATTAATTCACGAATTTATTGGACTGTGTCTGTTTCTGCTGAACCCTCTAAGCCGCCTGCACTGGGAGACCCAGTCACAGCTTCGCTCATCGCGGAATTGCGGAAGGATTCCCGCACTATGTCGCGTTGCACACGGGCTTGATTGTCTTGGTCCGCCTGCACAGATTTTAGTTGGGCCTTCTGACTATTCAGTTGTTGTTGCCCAGCCATTTTGCTGTTGGCTTGCGCTGCAGCCGACTTAGCCTGCTGCGCCGCCTTCATTTCTGGCGTCAACTTCTTGATGATGTCGTTGCGGTTCTTCCATTCCGACGCTTCCATCCACATGCTCAAGATTGGCTTGAAATCTATGTACTCTCCGTTTATCTCAGCCAAGTTCTGCTGGATTTGCGGGTTTTCAAAGATTTGGGTGATAAGCGTTAAGGACTGAGCCATGATTCTCTTGGCCGAAAGACTTGCACCAGCGAGAACTTCAAACTCCATCTTTCCTTCATGGTACTTCGCAAGGTCGAGTCGATATGCCTTACCCAACTCTTCTCCGCAAATAAACATGATTTCTGCATCTGAAATGTATTCAAATACCAAATCATCTAAGATGTAGAGGAATGGCTGAAACACTTGGTCAATGAAGTTATCCAGCGGGCCATCGAGTCGTGTGGCCGAGGCCGCTCCCATTTGCGAGGCTCCTGTAGCTGTCCTGCCCATAGAACTGCGAGGACCAGCACTACTGCCTTGCACCAATTGCGCGTCTGCGCCCGAACTCGACTCAGTAGCCTTTTCGGACTCACTTAGCGCTGACCAAACTTCGGTAGGAACCTTCGGCTGTTCAAGGATGCCGTACGCATCACTGACTGGGCGACCTTCTTTAACATCTACTGTGAGAATGCGTCCTACGCCAGTACGAATCATTTGGGTCGGCGTATTTGCATCGCGCCGCCGCAGATAAATAGGATTGACACCGAACGACAAAATCTTCAGAATAGAGTTGATGGTTCCTTGGTCAACGCGCTGGTTTTGTCCAACGATAAGACCGAGACCCATACCGTAAAATGCCTTCGGTCTATTCCACCAGTTTGCGGAAAGGAACGGAATCGGATTTTGGAAACCCGCTACTGCAAACGGATTCTTCCCAGAGTATAGATCGTGTCTGCGGTCAAGGACCATGATCTTGCGGCCCTTATCCCAGTATTCCAAAACCTCCATCTTCTTGCGAAGCAAGTCAGGAGTTACATTCTGTGAATCGGGCAACGAATGATGGACAATTTCTGTGACGTGCGTCGATGAATCTGACATCAACTCCACGGCTCCCTGTTCAACAGGAGGCATCCAAAGTTGTTTCAGTTCTTCATCGGTGCCCTTGCCGGGCCACGACCAACCTTTGCGTTCTTCAGAATCGGCGGGCAGACCTTCAATGGCCTGCTTGATCACCAGCAACTCATAGAAGTCAAGGTTGCGAATATCTATCATCCATCGTGCTTCGCGCGCGTCGCCTACGCGGGTATTTGGATCGATAAAGACTTGGTCTAGCGGACGCCACTCAAAGAACGGTCGCGGCACAATTCGGTATTCCCGCGTAATGTCCGGAGCGTCAAACGTCGGGATTGCCGGATTGTCGGCGTCTTTATAGACAGTAGGTTTACGGCTCTTAACCTGAATTTTTTCGTAACGGATGCCCCACTTCCAAACGCCCGTACCGAGGTGAGCCATTTGTTCAAGGCCCCACTTGGTGTTACGTTTGAAGTTGCAGGCATTCAGTAAATACGAGAAGACCGAAGTCTTGGCATCCACTGAATCTTGCGTAGTGCCCGGCATTGGCCGAAGTAACATCGGCGGATCGTCGTAGAACAAACCCTTGTACAACTGGGGCACAATTGAATTAACAATCTTGGCCACCGTGAACCGTTGAACGTTCGGTTCAAGAATGTACGTGTTCTCGTACACGGACATCGGACGCGGAGATTGATACAACAAATCGGAATCGCGCCAGAGAAGGTTCCATTGTTTGTTACTAATGAACGCTTCTGCAGCTACAGCACATCCAACTACTAAGGCAACACTTGCGGCGGTAGTCTTCAATTCACCTGACGGCTTGTAGTCCTGCGCATTGAGAGGCCGATTTGGATTTCCCTCGATTGGTAACTGAGCCATATCGTCCTTTTCTTAAACCAAATCCGCTAACGGATCATACCCAGAATCCTCTTCAGGCATCTGTTGTGCGGCTTGGCCGATATCATATTGAGTTCTAGGATTGTCGTCGGTCGCGAGCTGAGAATTCTGCTCCGTGTACGCTCCCAGACCATAAATCATTTGGTGCATCTGAAATGACTTGTTGTCTGCCGTGTAGTCCATTTGGACCGAATTTACCCTGCCAGCCATATCAGCGTACGGCGCAAAAACTTCTACCAACAACGATACTGCCGAGACGATGTCATCATGCTTGTCATCCGCCGTGCCTGTGAACTGCGACAATTCGGTATACACCTCTTCAAGACCTTCGCAGGAATTGATGAAAAAAAGACGTTCGTCTCCGAGCAACCGAAGCACTGGTTTGGCCTTCATAGTCTTAGAGCGGGCCTTATTTCCTTGCCCCAGCCCTGCCGACCGAAGTGGAATACTGATCTTAAGCTTTTCCATCTCTCGGCGGATTTCGCGTTTAACGAACGCAGTACCCATCACCTCTTCGATGACGATCTGCTTAGGCTTCCACTTATAACCTACAGCCGCGATGACCGCTGGCAATTCATACTCGTTGAACCTACCGCGCACCATGTTGATGATGTAAAATTTTCCGCCGTGGATAATCGCCGTCAAAATGACGGTATAGTCCGCCCAACTTTGAATTGAGTAGGCTGTGTCCACAGTCGTAACGATCATCCCCTGATGCGGTGCCAAGTTATGGTTCAACGTGCGTCGAATCAGGAGTTCGCGAGGAAATTTAATCTTGTTTATTTGTCGAGGATCGTTGAGGTACTTGATCGCGAACACATCAGGTTCGGTCTGCGAAGACACCTTCATGTTTTCGAAAGTCAATACTTGCGGAAACCAGAGATGAACGTCACTCGGAACCCATTCAGACTCGACTTTACCTGCCGCCATGCAGGCGGCTGTTGGCCACCACACTGCGCGACGATAAATCTTCATTGTCGTGTTCTTCTGCGAAGCGAGGAACAACTTATCGTCCCACGAAATCTGCACACCGTAGTAGTCACGTTCGTCGTACCATGTGCCGATAAGGTCAAAGAATCCAAATGCGTGCATTAGGGCTTTGTCAACACCGACACGGTGATTGATGCCCTCGATACGAGTAACTGTTTCGCAATTCTCTTCGGTGACCACGTCATCTAGCTTCAACAAACAAAAGTGTGATCCAGCCAACGACTGTTCAATACCCGTCGCGCGGATCGTAGGTTCTTTGTCCCCTGCCGTGCAGGCCGGGGTCTGAAATTCGGTACATTTGCCCGAATCCGGGCGTACGCAATGCTCGGGAAACAAAACCTGAAGCATTGAGATTGTTGTTTTACCTGTCAGTTTATTCTTGAGAAGGCGGGGACGGTGTTTGCCATAATACAGATCGCCCTTCTCGAAATTTTCATCCATGGTGAAGTGCGCCTTCACCTCTCCCACGAAGTCTTCAGCCAAGCCCAACTTGCCTGTCAGAATGCCGATAGTTACTTCTGGGAAACACAAAATCCATTGGACGCAGTCAGCCATGTTGATAGATGACTTGAATCCTCCACGAGGGACGAGTAGCAACCTTTGTTTGTATTG